GGGCTTGAAAGATCAAAACGATTTGGAAATCAAACACGCCGCAATGGGTTTGAAAGATATGCAAACTCAAACTGGAGTCTATGTGTTTCCACAATCTGAGTTAGAGAACTTCATTGTCAACAGAGGAGATATCAATGACTAAACAAAAAGGAGCGATGGTTCTGGTAAAGATGGCTTGCGAGATTGAGTTGTCCCCAGCACAGATGACAGAGATAGAAGACGGGGCAAAACTGATTGATGTGGTTGAGCCAAGTCATATCAAAATGGAACCCATGTGGGTCGATGATTTTGAAGTCTTAGAATACATTTAAGTAATCTTTCCACATTTCCCCCTCTAAGGGGGGGAAAGATGGAAAGAAATGAAAGGAGAGAATATGTCTATCAAAGATATGGTGATTGAGATTGAAGATCTCAAAGCAAAAGTAAAGGATTTGAAGGAACAACTTCACTTGAAAGAGTTAGAAGTATCTTCATTGTGGAGCCAACAAACTATCGAACAGTATGAGAGAGAGGAACTGGGCGAATGAAACCGAAAGAGTATACAGAGCAGATGGTATCTCGTTTTGTAGATAGCATTGAGAAGCATGGGAAAGATTGGGTCAAGCCTTGGGTTGGCAAAAGCGGTTCATTACAATGGCCTGTCAATGGTTCAACCGGACTGAAGTATTCAGGATGCAATGTCTTTGGCCTAATGATTGACGGTGCTGTCAATGGGTACACATCAAACAAGTGGGGTACATTCAAGCAATGGAAGGCACTTGGTAGGCATGTACCAAAGGGGCCGGGTGGTCGTGTCCTCAAGTATGGCGTGACTATTGATGATGACAAAGACAAAGCATACCAATGGGCAAAGATTTATCCTGTCTGGAATGAGTGCCAGCTACTTGATTATGAAGAGCCAGAGGCACCAGAACCAACTGACTGCAAGGTAATCAAGCACAGAGATATTGAAGACTTTGTTACCGCACTTGGCTCTGATGTTCAGTACCACGGCAACAGGGCTTGCTACAATACTCTGACAGATATCATATCCATGCCTGAAAGCCACAAGTTCTTGGATACGAAGGATGCAACTGCAACACAGAACTTCTATTCAACACTGCTGCATGAGCATGTTCACTGGACAGGTCACAAGTCTAGGCTTGATCGTGACCTTAAAGGTGCATCATTCAGGAAGAGTTATGCATATGAAGAACTCATTGCAGAGCTTGGGTCTGTCTTGCTGGCTGTCGAGTTTGAACTCGAACCAGAGCCAACAGCAGACCACGCAAAGTATCTGAACAACTGGCTTGATGGTCTGAAAGACAATCCCAAAGCCCTAATCAGTGCAATGGCTGACGCACAAAAAGCGGTAGCCTTCATGCACAAAGCAAGATCTGAAGCAATGATGAAGGTTGCGGCAGAGTAACAGGGCGTTGTCCCCAGCCCCGCCCCGCCCATGTGAGGGCGGGTGCTGTGGTCAATCGCCCGACTGAAAGGAGAAACTATGACCGATAAGTTAATAACTGGGGCTTTTCGTAATTACAGTTCAACTGAAAGGAGAACACAAATGACACCAACACTTGAAGATCTTGAGAATGATTTACTGCGCCGGATGCGAGAGATGAAGGCGCATGAGATTGATATTGATGTGATGAAACTGGTTGAAGAAATTACACCAACCAACAAACAGTTTCTAGCTACTGTCTATGCTTCTGCTGTGAACTGGCTGGATAAACAGGAGGAGGATGGTGGCTCAGTATCAGCTATCATATCCAATCATGTGCAAAGACATTTGAATGAGGTGGCAACCAAGATGGTTGCAACATCAGATGAACGCAGAGCGCATCAGGTATCTGGTGAAGTAATCGAAGCTATCTTTGGAGACAAAGATGCCTAAGAAAGAGAAAACTTTCTACGTCACATGCGAGAAGTGCAAGCAGAAAGCTAGTGACTGGTTAGTCTTACTCAAACAAATCGAACCAGAAGAACACCAAACTATCTGTCGCATCTGCTTTCAGGAAGATGTGGCAAAACCAAAGAGGGATTTCTCATGGTAAATACTATTGAATTTAAAACATGCTCACAAGACGAAGTAATAGAGTGGTTGCTTGAGTCACCCCCTTGTGAATGGGATATAATTTTAAACGAAAAAGATTCTATTTGGATTAAATTTTATGCTCACCCAAGTAAACAAAAAGTTGAATTGGAAATAGTATGACCAGCAAAAGCAAAGCCAAGGGTACATATCACGAAAAGTTTTTTGAAAAGCTATTCAACTCTTGGGGTATTCCTACCAAGCGACAGCCATTGTCAGGGTCGCTGGGTGGTGAATACTCAGGAGACTTGGTTGTTACCTACAACAAAAAGAATCTGATCTGTGAGGTGAAGTACAGGAAAGAGAAAGGATTCCCTTCACCATTCACAGTTCTTGATAACAGAGACATTGCTGTTTACAAGCGCGGCACCGACAGAAAGTGGGTGCTGATTGTTCCCGGCGAATTAGTAGAGGAAATGCTAAATGAAACCACATGACCCACAAACACTGCGCTATCGCAAGGCACAAATGAACGAGTTCTTGCGCGACTTCTTGGAAGATGAGGGCGTCACATCAATCGAGTTCACATCTAAACGCAGAGACAAACCCGAAGTAATAAATGCCAGACAGAAACTTTGCTATGCATTGCATGAGCGTGGTTACTCCTATCCAGAGATAGGATGGTTGATTGACAGAGATCACACAACTGTCTTGCATCACAAGAGAGGCTACATGAAAAAAAGGGGCATCAAGAATGGACTTTGATAGCAGAGAGAAGAGCATACACGCGAACTTCATTCGCCCTATGACCAAGATGTACACCTGTCCAAAGAACATCCAGAATGATGTCGAGGCCAAGAAGATGTATGGTCAGGAGATACGAAAGGCAATCAACTCTCGCATCTCAACCAAGGTTCCAAACCAAGAAACCTTTGATGGTCTTGTGAAGAAAGTATGGGATCGGTGTGTGACAGAACAAAGCTATCGTATTTGGTTTACACCAGCCATGATTGCCAAACACGCATCCAAGATAAATGCAGAGTGGCAACATAGATACGGCTCTATTGATCGCGCACTGGCAAAAGCAAAAGAAGAGCCAGAAGAAAACAGAGGAAGGAAAGATGAGCCAGCCACTCAAGGTTGGACAATCGAAAAGTGTGACATGCACATAGAAGAAATGGAACACTTAATTTCTACTGGAGGCATCCAGAAAGATATTGGCAGGGCATTGATGGGCATACCACTTGCCGCCAAGCGCAGATTGCAAGGCGCAGAATGATTTGCTAAAACAGAGATGAAAGGAGATTAGCAATGACAAAAGAAGATAGGACAGGATTCCTTGGTGGCAGTGACACACTGCGTATCATGGATGGAGACTGGCATGGACTATGGATGGAGAAGATGGGTTACAGAGAATCCGAAGATCTTTCCGGTGTACTTGCAGTACAGCTTGGTATCTGGACAGAACCATTTCATGTAAGACTCTTTGAAAAAGACAAGCAAGTAGAGGTGCAACAGCAAGTTAAGTATCACTTCATGTGGAATGGAGTACCTTGCCGGGGCGTACTTGATGGAGAGTTCAAGATTTATGAAGAACGCTTTGGTCTTGAGTGCAAGCACACCAATGAATCAACAAACATGAACAAACAACTTGAGCGTTACATGCCACAGCTTCAGTTCTACATGAAAGTATCTGGCATTAACTCTATGTACTTCTCAAACATCTTTGGCAACAGACGCTATGAATACGTCAAGATTAATAGAGATGATCAGTTTCTTGAACGCATGTTCGTGCATCTCAAGGAGTTTTGGCAACATGTGGAGGACGAGAAAGAGCCGCCACTTGGTATGCCACACATCACTGCTGGCATTGACCAGATTGCAATCAACGACATGGTTGCGCGTGATGCAAGCACTGACAACAGCTTTCGCCACCACACCATTGAGTATCTTGAAACCAAAGATGCTGCCAAAGTAAATGCCAATGCGCTCAAGACTCTCAAGCAGATGGTGGCTGTCGATGAGAGAGAGGTTTACAATGATGAGATCTCAATCAGGCGGGACAAGCGAGGTTCACTGAGGGTCTACACAAAGTGAAACAGAGTCTCAAACATAAGTGGTGGGAATACCACAAACAGAATCCGCATGTGTATGAACTGCTCAAACAATTTACCTTTCAGGTGATTGACAGTGGGCATCAGAACTACTCTGTCAACGCAATCTTTGAGCGCATCCGATGGCACACAGAGATAGAAACTAGAGGAGAAAAGTTTAAATTATCTAACAATCATCGTGCTTATTATGCTAGGTTATTTATGTACGAACACCCACAACACAAAGGGTTCTTTCGTACAAAGATGACGGAGGATGAGAAGGAGAACCAATGTCGGAACATCCACTAATCAGTGAGGATGCGGAACCTCTGCATCATCTCATTGGTAATGAGTATGAACTTGGCTGGAGATCAGTCTGGATTCATACACCAAAAGAAGCTGTTCGCATTGAATACAGGAACAGCCGCTTGGTTGTAACAGTCGTCAGAAAGGAGAAAAATGATGACACAGAACAACAATATGGAACTATGGGAGAAGGTTTCCCAGTCGGACTCGAACTATCTGAAGAAGGTTAGCTTCGGGTCAAGATCATTCACCAGCATTGATCCTATGTACCAGATACGCGAGGCGACTCGTGCATTTGGGCCGGTAGGTGAGGGCTGGGGATGGTTCTCAGAAACAGAAACAATCACTATGGCAAACGGAGATGTTGCATTTCTGGCACACATTACAATCTGGCATGGTGAAAAAACAAACAGCTTCGGGCCGTTCACCGGATGCAGAACTTTCTACAAGAAAGAACGCATCGCAGAGGATGCACCAAAGATGGCAGTAACAGATGGATTGACCAAGGGATTGTCGCACCTTGGGTTCAATGCTGATGTGTTCCTTGGAGAACACGACAACAAGTATGCGGCAGATAGTAAAGGCGAAAACTGGTAATGACACAGTACGACAACACTGATCGTGGAGCAGTATTTCCACCACGCGAAAATGAAAAGATGATTCTGAAAGGACAAGCAAACAATGATGGAGAGGACATCCGATTGGTATACACAATGTCTGTCACAAAAGACGGAAAGAAAATTATTGATGTGTACCAAAAAGTTGGAACGCTTTTCCCGAATGACAAGAAAAGTGATGCACACCCAGACTACACGGGGCCGTTTGGAGATCGGCGCATTGCTTGCTGGAACAAAGAAAAAGATGGGATGAGGTACATGTCACTCACATTTAGTGACAAGAAATTAGAAGGTGGCGCAACTAAAGCCATTGACGACAGCATACCTTTCTAAGAGACTGTAACACGGCGGCGCGGTTTTTCCCTCCTTTCTCCCGCGCCGCCACCACAGGGGGACAATATGGACGAACTATCAGCATGGAAAGAACGCGCATTGCAAGCAGAGAGCCGCTTGCGAGAGATCGCCTGTATTCCTAACGATTCTGTAGGATGGAACGATGTACGCTCTACCGCCGCAAGAGAGGCACTAGAGACACTGCCAATCCCAGAGAAAGAACTCATATATCTACGTCAGTCTGTAGACCAAACCTTTCCAGCAGAACTCTGCGTCAGAGATAGTGAAGGTGTTTATTCAGTATATGGAATGACCCCACGCGCACTGATGGGTATGTTGAGAACAGGTGTTGCACTTATAGCACAGACAAAGTTCTTCAATCCCGATCCCGAAGCCAGTTAAGAAAATCAACTCCAGTCTCAACATCTACAAAGCAGTGGGTGAATCCTTCTGCTGTGAGTGAGTTTGGATTGATTACTTGCAAGATTGCATGACCATAGTTTTGGTTGTCATATCCTCTTACAAGAGCGTAGGTGTCGTATGACTTGTATCCCTTTGCACGAGCAAGCCAAGAAACGATTCCGGTTTCTACTTGTTCCATCTGTGCTAGTTCCCAGTTGTGCTTGTGACCAGCAATGTATAGATGTGCATCGCCTTTGAACATTGCCATCTTCTTTTGACCGTGCAAGGGATTCCATTGACTGTGACCGGGCATGTCATGGGCGGCAACGATTCGACACGCTTCCCC